AATTTTTTCACACGAGGCGAATTTTTCGGGTTGTGGGGGCCGCAAAGAAAATTTAGCGCAAATATTACATTTTGCACATATACAAACATGGAGAGTGAGCTCAATTTCGGTGGATTCAATTTCGGTGGCGAGCCTGGCCCGATGGCTGACATGCCGGATGATGATGTGGCTTCTGATGCCGTCGGTGCCAAGAAGACACGCCGCCGAACAAAGCTCTGCACGGAGCTGTCCCAGAGATATGAATACCGGAGGGCATTCAGCGAGGTGAGCCTTCTCCAGGCGATGCAGTATGTAAGGCTCCAACAGGGAGTCACCTACAACTTCATAACAGGCGGCGACGTGGACAGCCTGTCCTATCTGAAGATTGTACTCAATCAACATGATCTTGACTATGCACTCTGCTCCACATGGTGTATGGCTGCAGAGGATATACTGCAGCTAAAAGAATGGTACGAGGCCGGGAAGATCAGGAAGCTGGACTTGTATGTAGGCGAGATATTCCCTGGATCATACAGGATAGAATGGCAGATGGTCAAGACCTTCTACCATGAGCACCCGGAGGCCGGGCGTGTGGCAGTGTTCCGTAATCATAGCAAGATATATGCAGGGTGCAATGAGTCCGAAGGGTTCTATTTCGGAATACAGACATCCGCCGACATCAATACAAACCCCAGAACTGAACAGGGGAGCATAACAGTAGACCGTGGAATCTATGACTTCTACAGGGAATACTTCGACGGTATAATCAGCTTCGAAAAGGATGACTAAGAAGGAGACGTTCATAGGGAATCTGAAGGCGGCAGGCGGTATAATATGCGTAGCATGCGAATCCACCGGAATCAGCAGGTCCACCTATTACAACTGGTACAACAGGGATGAATCCTTCAGGCGTAAGGTCGAGGAGGTGATGGAGGCGCAGGTAGACTATGTAGAGAGCAAGCTGATGAACCTCATAAATGCCGGCGACACTACTGCCACCATCTTCTACCTGAAGAGCAAGGGTAAGAACAGGGGATGGAACGAGCGGCTTAACCAGCAGCCGAAGCCTATAATAGCACAGCCGGTGGTAATAGAGGCCATACCGAATAAGGATGATCCGAAGAAGATAGGCTTCAATGATAAGATTCAGGAAAAGAAGGACTATATTACAGATCTTCTTAACAAGCAGGGGAAATATACCCCGGAACTGGCCATGCAGGTGGACATTGCAGCCCAGCTGCTTGTAAGGTGCGATAAGATAGGGGAGGAAATAAATGCCGACGGGTACAAGGCCATCAATGTGGAGATTTCCAGGGAAGGCAATAACAGGGAGAGTATCAATCCGAAGGAGAAACTCTACCTGGATCTTCTGCAGCAGGCGCAGAAGGCATTGCGAGCCCTTGGCATGAATACGGACTCCAAGGAGAGGAAGGCAGGCGAAGACGGGTTCGGGGACTTCCTTCAGCAGTTCCAGGATGAGGAGGATCAGGAATGACGGAGACTGAAAGACAGATGATGAGGGATGTCAAGTCGGATGCAGCCATCTGGCTGCAGAAGGTAGACCTGTCCCAATATTCATATGCGCTAGAGGATACGGATGCAAGGCTGCTGGAGTATGCGAAACTGGTGATAGATCATCCGGACGACCATAACGTCTGGGAACTGCTGGCATTGAAGAGATTTTTCCTTCTTCTAAACAGATACAGGTGGAAGCCGAAGAGGGTGAGGAAGTTCTTCAAGTTCTATGAGGCTTTGAGGTTCAATGGTGACAAGGCACGCACAAGGTATAAGCTCACCCCGATACAGTGCTTCCAGTTCGCCAGCATATTCGGATTCGTGGATGATGCCGGGAAGAGGCTCACAAGACTGGCCTATCTTTTCGTTCCTAGAAAGTTTTCCAAGACTACATCAGCCAGTGCCCTTGCTGTCTACGACCTGCTTCTGGGCGACAATAATGCCCAGAGCTACGTTGGAGCCAATTCATACGAGCAGGCGAAGATATGCTTTAACGAGATTAGGGCCATTATGCGAGACATAGACCCTTCACGTAGACATTTTACGATAAACCGTGAAAGTATTTCATATAAGAATGGGCTGAAGGACAGCTATGCACGCTGTCTGACTGCCAATGCCAGGACACAGGATGGTCTGAATGCCTCACTGGTCATCATGGATGAGTACGCACAGGCCAGGAACACCAAGACGAAGAACGGTGCAGACCTGAAGAACACGCTCACCTCTTCCATGGGAGCAAGGCGTGAACCCCTGACCGTAATCATAACCACCGCATCGGATGTACTGGAAGGCCCGTTCTATGCAGAGCTTCAGGGGGTGAAGAAGATTCTTCTGGGAGAAGCTGAGAACGACACCATGTTTGCCAGCCTCTTTGAGCCCGACGTGGACGATGCAGAGGATGACCCACACACATGGGCGAAGGTTCAGCCCCACATGGGAGTGACCGTGCAGCCCGACTGGTACGAGAAGGAATGGCAGAACGCCCAGATCTCAGCAGAGAATATGATGACATTCCGGACGAAGCTCCTGAATATCTTCTGCATCAACGAAGAGAAGAGGTGGTTCACTGTCGAGAAGGCGAATGACCTGCTTTCCGACTTCGACATAGACAAGATACCGCAGGGGATGCCGTGCGTGGTATCCTTCGACTTGTCAGTCCATGATGACTTCAGTGCCGTGGGGTACACATTCGTAGATCCGAAGGGCCCGAACTTCTATTCCCATGTGGACTGCTACATTCCTGAAGGCACTCTGGCTGGTCATCAGAATCATGCGCTATACAAGACATGGGTGGAGCAGGGATACCTGAAGGTGTGCAAGGGTGACTGCATAGACGTTGTGCAGATTGCGCAGGATATAGTGACCCGAAGCAGGAACTTGAATATAATACGGTTCGCCTACGATGCTTACAAGGCTCAGGATCTCGTGAACATACTGGCCACTTTCGGAAGGGATGCCTTGAAGCCGTTCAGCCAGACGTACGGAAATTTCAACTTGCCGGTGGAGTCATTCGAGATGATGGCTTATTCCAATCCGAGGAGGATATTCCTCAACAATTCACCCATCAATGCCTGGTGCCTTACAAACTGTGTCCTTGACGTGGATCACATGAAAAACAAGAAGCCCATCAAGGCCGGCTCCTCAGCAGGTAAGATAGACTGCACCATCGTCACCCTCATGGGTATAGGGGCCCTTGCACAGTACGAGAGATAGTTTCTTTCATCTTCATAATTTTGTACAGTTTAGTTTTCTAGCAAGGCAGTTCGTCGTGAGATGCGCTGCCTTTTTTCGTTTTTCGGCAAAAGGTAATCCTTTTTCCCTGTTTTATCGGAAATAAAAAGGAAAACCTGAGAATATGGGATTTTTTTCAAGATTATTCAAGAGAGAGGCGACGGAAATCAACCAAAGGTCTACTAACCTGGCAGAGCTTCTGTACGGCATAGGCGAGGGGAGTGGGTCACGGCAGAATGTCACCAAGGACTGGCAGGCTGTGGCCATACCGACTGTCGCACGGTGCCTGCAGGTGGTTGCGGAGGGAGTGGCTAACCTTCCATTTGTATTCATGAAGTACGACGGCGACAGGTACAAGGAGTTCATGAGCCATGAACTGCACTATCTCCTTACCGTACAGCCTAACCCCTACATGAGTGCCTACACTTTCAAGTACATGATAGTCCAGCAGATGTATCATGGTACCGGCAATGCGTATGTATTTCCGAAGGTGGATGAGGCCGGGGATATGCAGCTTATCTTGCTTGATCCTAATTCGGTCGTTCACAACCTGGCCGACGGGACTTATTCTATAAATGACATCCAGAACGGGATAACAGGGACATTCAAGGAGAGCGAGATCATTCATCTGTTCAGGTTCTCGTACAATGGCAGGGACGGCGTGTCCGTACTTGACTATGCCAAGAGGACTATGAGCATAGCAGCCACAGGTGATGCGGAGACATTCAACAGGTTCGTCACCGGAGGTGCAGTGCGTGGTTTTATTACCAACGACAAGACCGTCACCGGATGGGGCGAGTACCAGGATAAGGAACTGAAGAAGGTGGCAGAAGGCATAGACAGACTGGTCAATGGAGAGGGCAATAGAATAGCATCCCTGCCCGGACAGGCTGACTTCAAGCAGTTCTCCCTGAGTTCTACAGATATGCAGTTCCTTGAATCCAGGAAGTTCACGGTGGACGAGATATGCAGGATATACGGAGTTCCGCCTGCATACGCATTCCAGAATACGAGCAACTACAAGATAGCGGAACTGGCCAATACCCTGCAGACGATGACGATCAACCCCATCCTGTTCCGTATTCAGAACGAGTTTACACGGAAGCTGATACTCCGCTCCATGATAGGCAAGAGGGCCTTCAAGTTCGACACTATGGATCTGGATTCCTACGACCTGGCTACTCGTGCAGAAATTCAGATGAAGACCATACAGGCCGGTATCTACTCAGTGAACGACTGGCGGAGGAAGGAGAACCAGCCGGGCATTGAAGGAGGTGACCGTGTGCTTGTATCTACCAACCTTGCCCCTATCGATTCAGCCAAGCTGACAGGCGAGCAGAAGCAGCAGGGGTAATCCTTTTTGCCTGTTTTTTCGGAAATAAAAAGAGATGTTAGATATGATACAGAAGAGAACAGCGGAATTATACCTGGCCGACCTCCATCTGCGTGAGGAAGGCGAAGGGGGAAAAGGCCGGACGATAGAAGGCTACGCCCTGAAGTTCGGTGTGCGGAGCCAGCTAATCAATGACTACTGGGATGAGTACTACGAGATACTGGAACAAGGCAGTGTCACCGTTGAGATGCTGGACAGACAGGACTTCATACTATCACTTTACCATGATCCTCACAGAGTCCTGGCCCGGAGTAACCATGGAAAGGGCACTCTCCACTACAATGTAGACGAGGTAGGTGTCAAGTTCTGGTGCGAGCTGCCGAATACCTCAGACGGTGACGAGGCTCTTGAGCTGATGAAGCGTGGAGATCTTGACGGGTGTAGTTTCATCTACAGCACAGACGAATGCAACAATGTGACCTACACAGAGATTAAGGATGACGATGGGAATAAGTGTCTCCTTCGTCGTGTGATCAAGATTGACAATATCTACGACTTCACTTTGACATGGCGACCTGCCTACAAGCAGACCGAGTGCTCTGCCCGAGAGCGTGAGCTGCTGGAGAGGATGAAGCCCGATAATACTGATAATAGAGTCGAAGCCGAGAGGATTGCAAGGCAGCGTAAGGCCGAAAGCCTGCGCAAGGATGCAAGTTCCTTGCTGGTGGATTATGACGCTTTATTTTAATAACAATCTAAATTTTTATTAACATGACAAAGTTTAACATTACTGCTGCCAAGATCCGCAGCAAGGAAATTCAGGCCAGACTCGGCGAACTTCGTGACATACTGAAGGAGCGAGATCTTAACGAGGCCGAGAACATCGAGTACAATGACCTGATGCGTGAGGCTAAGTCCCTGAAGACCGAGGCCGCTCTTGCTGACATGCCTGACTTCGAACGTGAGGTTAAGATGAACAAGAACCAGATGCTCCGTGAGGCTATCCGTGGCGCAAAGCAGGGCAAGAACCGTGAGATTACTCTTGGAATCATAACTGAAGGCGATACCAACAACATCACCTCTTCAGGTGCAGTTGCACTGACCATCAATGACATCCTTCCAAACCTGGAGAAGGGTCTTATCTGGGGCCAGGTTGGCATGAAGGTGCAGACCGGAGTGAAGGGTAATATCCTTTGGCCATATTCTACTTCCAGTGTAGAGGTGGACGAGGCAGGGGAGACTGTAGCACTGAACGACAAGGACATTGACTTCGACAAGATCAATGCAGTGCCATACCGTTCAGGTATCACCATTGCTGTATCCAACGAGGCAATCGACGATGCAGAGTTCGACCTGCTTTCCTACGTACAGGAGCAAATGAACCTGGCAGTTCAGCGTTATCTGAATAAGAAGACATTCTCATTTGCAAACTTTACAGGCTTGAAGGGCCCGTTTGCTGGCAAAACTAAGCAGACAGCAATGACCCTGAGCTACACTGCAATCAAGCAGGCTAAGGCAGCTATCGCAGCTAAAGGTGTCAAGATGAACGGCTTCGCTTACATTGTAAGTGCTGCTGGACGGGCATTGCTGGAGACTACTCCAAAGGATGCAGGTTCCGGTCGCTTCATCATGGAGAATGGTACAATCGATGGTGACCCAGTTTTTGAAACTGAGTACATCAACACCAAGACTGACGGTACTCAGGACAGCACCGAGCACCTTGGCATGGGTGTATTCTCTTACCTCGCAGCTAACCAGCATGGTCAGGTTCGCCTGATAGTAGACCCATACAGCATGGCTGCTAAGGGTATGGTTAAGATTACACTTAACACCCGTTGGTCTGAGACTACATTGAGAGAGCAGGCATTCGCAATCTATGCATTGGCGTAATAACTACTAACAGTACAGACGATGGTTTTTGTGACGTTGGAACAGATAAAGGCCTGGCTCCGCTATGACGACATCACCTCCGATGATGAGCGTCTGGAGCAACTGGGTAATGCGGCAGAGGGTCTGGCCCTGCGTAAGATTAACAGGACTGCGGACGAGGTGGTCGAGATGGAAGATTCCGATAAGGCCATGTTCATTCTTCTGGTCAAGGAGATCTGCGAGAGCACGGACAGTGAACACGGAATACACTCCGGAGTCCAGCTGCATGTCACACCAGCCGCACAAGCCATCGCCTGTGCGCTACGTAAACTGGAAGTATGAAGTCAGGAAGGATGAGGGATAGGGTCGTGCTGCTGAGGCCCACGGTGACCAAGGATGTGTATGGTGCTGAATCAACATCATACGCTGAGGCCAACACCATATGGGCTGAGATACAGCATAAGGATGCCACCACGTCCCAGGAAGTGGGCGAGCTTTTCATGAACGAGCGAATCGACGTGCTGATAAGAGACCAGCATGAGATAGGCGAGAAGTGGAGGGTGCGACAGCTGACTGGCAATGGGAATCTCTTCCATGTCCTTAATATCATTCCCGTTCCGGATAAGTACATGAACCGCCTAATCTGCGAGAGAGTCAATGAGTAGCATTTCAGTAATATCTGCAGGAGCCCTCCTGTATGACGTGCTCAGCAAGGATGCAGAGCTTTCCACCATGTGCACCAAGGTGTTCCCCGTGATAGCCGAGGATGCCGCACTGCTTCCCTATATCGACTTCATGAGGGTCGGTACTGAGGTCAGTCCGGTAAAGTCCAGGGAGCCCATGGAGGGAGCCCGTACTGCCACCTATGAGGTGACCTGCTACGCATCCTCCTATGCACAGTCCATAAGGATGGCAGAGCGTGTGTGCCACATCCTGGACAGCCAGTCCTACCAGTTTACGGATGCGGAAGAGAATACACTGACCGCAAGGTCTATTACATTCACCGGAAGTGAGGAACGGTGGAGCGGCGATGCCTATGCACAGGTACTCACTTTCACAATAAGAGTATAAAAAATGGCAAAGGAAGGATATATCAATGGTTCAGACTTGCTCATCAAGATAGCTGGTAAGGCCGTAGGCCACTGCACCAGCCACACCCTCACATTCGCTTCCGAGACAAAGGACAGATCCGTGAAGCCAGTGGCTTCTGCCACCATCTCCACTTCATTGTGGAAGGGTAAGGGTGTTACCGGCCTGAGTGTCTCAATCTCTGCAGAAGGCCTCCGCAACTATGATGAGACCGAGGGCGGCTTCAAATCCCTCGTGAACGCATGGGTGACTGGTCAGCCTGTCGAGGTGATAGGTTTCGAGCGTGAATCTGACGCTACTCCATACCTGAGCGGTAACTTCGTGATCACCAATCTGGAAGAGACTTCCCCTGCACAGGATGATGCTACCTACAGCATCTCTTTGGAGAATGACGGCGTTGTGACCATTACCAACACTGCAATTACTGGTGAGGCATAATGGAAAGCACAGTTCGAGTAAAAGACCGTGACTACCCCTTGCGCCTGAACATGGGTGCGATGCTCCGCTTCAAGAGGATGACCGGTAAGGAGGTATCGGAACTAAGGGAGTCCGACGTGGAAGGGATGATAACCCTCGTGTACTGCTGCACTGCTGCTGCATGCAATGCAGACGGCGTGGAGTTCGCCTACACGCTGGAAGACTTTGCTGATAACCTGGAGCCGGAATCGTTCAGCGATGCAAGCATAGCACTGGCTAGTTCGGCTGAAAAAAAAAGGAAGTAGCAACAGGTCAGCCTGCTAGGATAGAAGATCTGCTGGGGATAGCTCTTGGATGTATAGGGCTTTCCCTGGCAGATTTTTGTTATCTCACCCCTGAAGAATGGGAGTGCGTCTACTCATCCTACATCGAGAGGGAGAAGACAGTGCAGCAGGCTGGCTGGGAGCGCATGAGGATGCTGGCTACCATCACCGTGCAGCCGTGGTGTAAGAAGAAGCTGACACCTTCCCAGCTTCTGAAGTTCCCATGGGAGAAGAGGAAGGTGGAATCCAAAAACATAGTTTCGAGGGATATAGGAAGGGAGAGGTTTAACAGGCTCCTGGAAAAACTGAAGGATGGCGGTAACGATTGACACAAGACAGGCTGAGAAATGCCTGACGTATCTGGAAACGAAGAACGTGATGAAGAAGGGGAATATCACCAAGCAGGTGCGGCAGTCCATAGGGAAGGTGCGCCGTGCAGTGGCGCAGAACCTCCACTTCGACTCAGACCCAAGGCAGGCACGCCGTGCAGTACAGGGTACCGTCTACAAGAGGGTAATCGGAGGTAACGTGAATATCCTCAATCCTCGGAAGCGTGAGGGAAAGTCCGTGACTGTCCGCTATGCCAAGGGTGGAAAGTCTGGGAAGCCAAGGAACCGGACGGTCAGCCAGAGAACACGGCAGATAAACAGCTACTACGGAAGAGACCGTGCCTTCCTTCTGAGGATCATCACCATCGGTAAGAATGTGAGGGGGCACTCACACGATAAGGACTTTTCCGATATAGCGGCTAACAAGATGAGGGAGGCGGCTTCCGAGATAAACTCCTGCATCGATAATGAACTACAGAAAACAGCAGACCAATTCAAGTGATATATGGCTAAGATAATAGAGAAGATAGTAGTCGATGACTCACAGCATTCCGAGAAGCTGAAGAAGGCTAAGTCCGAGCTACGGAGCTATGCAGCCAGCCAGCAGTCCACCGGCAGCATCATCAAGGGCGTTACAGCCGTGGTGGGTAAGTTTGCCGTAGGCATAGGAGTGGCTACAACCGCCACTGCAGCCCTGAGCAAGATTCTTGGAAGCACTCAGACCACCGGCGACAATATGCGTAATGCAATGGCGGCAGCATCATCGACTGTGGAAACTTTCGCCAATGCGATAGCTACCTGTGACATGTCCGCATTCTCCAATGGGCTGGGGACTGTAATCAGCAGGGCTATAGAGGCTAACAAAGCACTAGACCAGCTGGGTAACACCCTTATCTCCTACAACTACTTCAAGGCCGGAATATCTGCAGACCTTGCGGAGCAGATGACTGTTTTGCGTGACAAAAACGCCACCCAGGAACAGAAGGAGCAGGCCAAGCAGGAAGCACAGAAGCTCATCGAGACACAGCGTGAGATGGTGACGAACATGAACACGCAGATAATGAATGCCGTTAGAACAGCCATCGCCAGAGACGGAAAGGGAGTGCTCAATGCAGGGCAGATAGGCAGAAGCGACATTGACAAGATATTCGCAGTGGACGTGTTCGGCAACCCAACTATAAATCGCCAAAGACTTGCTGACAGGTATAAGGAATACCGGACGAAGGAGACCCAGCGGCGAGCCCAGGGTAACACGAGGAATGGAACCCGGCAGGATCTCATCGCTGAGTACAAGGATGCCATTCTCTTCAATATGATGCTGGAGAATATGTCTGATGAGCAACTTCAGGACATAGCCAACAAAATCCAGCAGGCAGAGAACGAGAGGCGTTCCCTTGCTTCTGATATGAAGGCACTGAACCGTGCCATGTCAGGTGCTGATACTACTGCTGTCACCACCCCGAAGGTCACCACCCCGAAGGTCACCACTCCAAAGCCTGAGCTTCCGGTGGAAGGTTCCCTTGCGTGGTACCAGGATAGGCTCTCCAAGGCTAACAAGGAACTGCAGAATGCAGCAACCGATGAGGCCAGATATGCTGCAAGCAAGGTAGTGGAGGAACTGCAGCTCCAGATAACCCGGATGAAGCAGACAATAACGGTTACGGACGTGAGTGCGAGCCTTACTGAGATACCGAAACTTGAGGTACCTGATGCTACCGCTCATACAGGCCAACTGGAGAAGATAGAGACGGCCTATGAGAGCATGGGCACCACGGCTGTTGAACAGATGGATGCGGTGGGATATGCCATGGAGCGCATGGGCCGTGCAGTAGGAGGCAATGCCGGGGAATGGCTGGCATGGGCAGGCAATTTGGCCAGTGCTATATCTTCTGCCATCCCTATGATTACAGCCCTGACTACGGCCAAGAAAGCCCAGGCGGCAGCAGAGGGAAAGGAAGCAGCCACCGGAGCAGCTTCTGCAGTTGCGAACATTCCTGTAGTAGGCCCTGCAATGGCCGTGGCAGCAGTGGCTTCCATCATAGCAGCCCTGATGAGTATCCCGAAGTTTGCCAATGGTGCTATAGCCTACGGCCCGACATTAGGTCTCTTTGGCGAATACTCAGGTGCAGCCAATAACCCGGAGGTCGTGGCACCACTTGACAGGCTCCGTTCACTGATAGGCGAGCCTGCAGGTATGGGAGGCCAGGTAGAGTTCCACATTCAAGGAAAGGAACTGTACGGAATACTTAGCAAACAGAACCGGACTAATTCTAGAAACGCATGAGTAAATCAATAAGATTCCAGGGGTCGTTCCTGGCGCTGGGAGGGCACACCATTAAGGTGGAGATATTGAAGGAGGGTGATGCACCATTCCTCGATTCCCTTACCTTCCCTGCAGACTCACCGGTCAAGATAACGTGGGCTGAGGCTGACAAGCTGCAGCCGGTGCTCTCATCCTCATGTACGCTGAGGCTTGAAAGCATGACAGACCGCCAGTTCCTGGACGAACTCTACACCGAAGACTCAGGGTCAGTGCAACTGAAGGTCTACCGTGACGGCACATTGTACTGGACTGGCACACTAGACCCGGAACAGTATGAGGAACCCTACAGCCGTGCAAGGAACTATGACGTGGACATCACGTTCAATGACTTTGCACGCCTGGACAGAATCAAGTATGACAGGCATGACGACCTTCCCGTGAAGACTCTGGTGGAATGGATTATTTCACAGAGCGGTGTGGAGTACGGCTCCATCGTCTGGAATACTTCCACGCAGTCATCAACCGGAACGAACACAGCATTCACCGGCAGCTATGTCAAGTCTGCAAACTGGTACGATGAGGAAGGGGAGGCCATGAGCCTTCGTGAAGTCCTGGATGAGGTGCTGAGGCCGTTCTCCCTTCGTCTGAAGCAGAAGAACGGGAACATCTACATCTACGACCTGAATGCCATCCATTCATCCACTCCCGTGCAGGTAACCTGGGATGGAACTGATGCAATGGTAGCAGCCGATAGGGTGTATAATGACATAGAGGTGGCATGGTCTCCGTATGACAATGCGACGCTATTTGAGAGTGACTTCGAGGTGGCTTCCAATGCCACTGCAGCTTCCACCATACAGTTCCCGCAGAACGACACACTGACGGATGAGGGCCCTGCTGCAGTCCATGCACAGACCGGACATTCTACAGAGAGCCTGACAAAAACATGGTGGAATAATAAGGTGACGCTGAACAGTCAGCAGGTCTACATCCTGAAGAACAGGGAAGGATTCTCGTTGGAAACCTACAACACCGGAAAGGGTGCCACTTTGGGAGGTAGTGCGAAGTTCTTTAAGATAAAGCCACAATACAGCGGTCAGGATGACATGGGTGTGCTGCTGTTCATAGGTTCCTTCGATTTGGTTACATTACAGACCAGATGGTTCAACAATCGCCGGTCTGGAATCTTCGGAACAGTGAATCCGTACACCAGTGCAGGCCATGATGCGCTGACCTTCGCAAAGTTCTATGTGCCCACCATGCCTGACCGCTCAGGATACTATCTGAAGCTGGAAGTGGATGCACTGATAGATACGAGGGTGAACCCATACGAGAGTTACACCGAGAAGCAGCAGGACAGGATCAACGTGGCAGATCATGTCTACATCCCCTACAACCTGAAGCTGGAGAGTGACGACGGTAATACCTATTTTTGGGATACATCGGCAGTCATGTCCGCAACGGACAAGGAAGTGGGCGTGCTTTCGCCATCGGCATCATGGAAGCAGAGCGGTCAGCAGGGGAAGGTGTTCTCTGCATCGAACTATGCTGCAGCCCTGCACTTCACCAGCAACATATCAGCCCCTGTGGATGCTGAGGCGAACCTGGGCTGGACTCAGAACACGGTGATGATGCCACGCCACTCCGACAGCGTATCCGACTCCGTTCAGTCAATGGGCAAGGGAGAGTTCATCGCATTACCTTCCACCGGAGGTTGGGTTACTCTCACTATCTCCGACATCATCGACTCAAGCGATACCAGGGGAAACTGGGAGCACTACATCAACCAGTACCTAGGCTGGCTGGCCATCAAGTCCGTGCGTGTCACAATAGTGGACAAGTATGGCCATGACCTGAAGAGCAGCGACATCATCACCCGTGCCACCATCAACACCTCTGCCAAGGAAGAGCTGGGAGTGGACACTGTTCTGGATGTGGCCGGTGGCGTGACCAACGTGGCTAAAGGCATGCTAGTGGATGTCAGTGGTACACCTCTGAGCGGATTCAGAAGGGCCGGTGCCACAGGAACCCTTGCTGAGCTGATGTGCAACACAATCTACTCCCAGTACGCATCCAGAAAGCTGATGCTATCCGGTACCGCACAGCTCATCCCTACGCACTGCATCCTGAGCGAGCAGAACACCGAGGGGAAGTTCGAGCTGGTGAGTGAGGAACAGGATCTAAGGGAGAACACCTCACGGATAGCCATGGTACAGTTCAATGGCGATGAGTACATATCCACAGGTGAAGAATCAGATGTGGTGACATATCCGATAAGCAAGTACCTGGCTGGTACGCTGCTGGGTAACCCTGCAGCATCAGTGAACGAGGGAGAGACCTACACCACCACCGTGAAGGCTTCACTTGGATTCGAGCTGGCCAGTGTGATTGTGACCATGGGAGGAACTGACGTGACCAGTTCAGTATATTCTAACGGAGTCATCACCATTCCTTCAGTAACAGGTGCGGTAGTGATAGCTGCAATATCCAACGGAGAACTGGGTACCACCTACGGAGGATTCATTCCTACCGATGCTGCAGGTGGATTCAGGCTGTCGAATGAAGAGATGCTGTATGTGATAATCAACAGGGCGACGAACTGATATGGCAAAGAAGTATGTGATAAGCAAAGGGGTACGCTCTCCCCGTCCTAGAAGCAAGAAACTGAGGGGTCTGGGCCAGTCATCCACTTCGTCCACTATAGTGGGAGGTCTGGGTGACGGAGGCTTCGGAGCCTTCAAGAGCAAGTTCGACCAGATGTTCATTCTGGTGGATGCCAACGGAAATGAGGTCAGCAACGTGGAGGATGCAGTGGCAGTGAAGGTCATCAACGGCCTCTCACTGTATGCTGAAGGCGAACTGACAGCAGGAGTTGCAAGTACTAACACCTAAAGGAATAAGCTATGAGAAAAGAAGACTACATCAATGACTCATTGGAGCCTGATGTTCCTGAGTCCGGCTACAATTACGGAAGACCTGAGACACCGAAGAAGAAGCTCCCATGGTGGGAACGGTTGTGGAACTGGTTCAAGAATTTGTTTGATGAGCTATTCTAACGGCAAGATCACGGCTCCAGTCACTGTCACGGATGTACGGACTGCACTCTCATCATCTTCCAAGGATGTGGGAACCCTCTGTGCATCATCAGCCGTGAATGTGTGGGCGAAGTTCAAGCCGGTAGCACTGGCTGAGATTGTGCCCCTTCGTTCATCTGCATGGTGGAAGGGGACATCGGGGAAGTGCGGTATGGACATCACGACCTACACAAGCCTCACGGCCTTATTCTCTGCCCTCTCCGGAGGTGACTGGGCATGGGGCCGTGAACTGCCCACCGGAGGAACTGCAGCCCCTTACAGGCTCTTGGACTTCCAGGGATACAACCACAATGCGGAGAACCCGGTGGGAGGTATAGGAGGAACTACCTACACCATCAGTTCCGGAAGGATCACCATCCAGTATGACATTGCTGCTGTAGGTTCAGATAACCTCACCCTGTCGGATATAGACATCAACGGCACCAGTCTGGATGAGTTCTACCTTGGAGTCTACTGCTACGGAGGAACGGGAAGCACCTCTTCCTTCTACTGCACGGCATCACAGCCTTTCACCCAGTCTACGGACATGAGCATCGAGATAACAGGGCTTACTGATTCCTATGCAGGGACATACAATGTCATCCCGTTCTTCTCATCCGTACATTTGAGCCTCAACGGACAGGCACAGGCAGGTACTTTCCTCTCTGCCAACAAGCAGGGAGTGCAGATCACGATTAACGGTGCAGGGACTCTCTACTACATCATCGCCATGGGAAACTGGGCAGATGCCTCCTTCACAAGCATCGAGTGGTCTGCTTTGGGTACGAATAACAACTCATCTGCCATCAGCGCAACCTTCAGTGTTTATCTGTACAGGAAGACTGCTGCACAGTCATACGGAGCCGGGGAGTTCGTCAAGAATCTATATTCCGGAAGCGTCAGTCTGCCAGCGCAGACGGCTGACTACTTGGTAGTAGACCAGACTGACACCGTGACGGGATATGACCCGGATTACGAGTATTACCTGGCAGTTACGACCAATGCAGCCCAGAGTGCAACCACTTATTATCCATTGGAAGACTATTATCCTGAATAATCATGAAAATCGTAAACAAGATTATAGACAGATTCGGAGTGGACAAGGTTCTCCATTTCGCCTTCGGAGGATGGATAGGAGCCAAGTTCAACGAGACCGGAATAGTTCTCGCTGCAGTAATTGGAATCCTTTTCGTGGGTATTGTAAGTATTATAAAGGAACGGCTTGACGGGAAGTTCGACTGGAAGGATATCGCAGCTGCGATGCTCGGAGGTCTGCTGGAGCTCGTTTCATGGTATCTAATAAAAATTATATAACATGGCACTGATATACGATTCATCACATAGCGGACAGGAGATAGATGCAGCGGTAGAGGCCGTTCAGACCACCATACCCTCACAACTCACTCAAATCGGCTCCAAAATAGGTGACTTATCCATCCTCACAACGGCTGCCAAGAACAACGTGGTGGCAGCAGTCAATGAAATCAATGGCAAGGTGGGTAGTTTGGCAACGGGTAAGTATTACGGATTCTATAATACTGCAAGCGCATTGCCGACAAGTGGAAATGAGAATGGATATGCCTATGTGGGTGCAACTGCGCCATATTCTATCTATAATGGAGTGTCAAATGGTGGCACAATGTCTTGGACTGATAGCGGTTCAAAAATTTCAAATGCTAGTGTTGCTGATGAAGAGGATATAACCCAAGATTCAAATGGTAAATTGTCCTTTAAAGATAGAGGTACATTAAATGGGCTTGGATATAAGATTTTGAGAGGAAATGCAACCTTTGAATCACAGGTTTCTGCTGCAAATACCATATATGAGATTCGATACAATTTCATTTTATCCAATGACTTTACAATACCATCGGGGTGTGTCTTGCGGTTTAATGGTGGTAGCATTGGAGGAGGGCATACATTGACATTTGATAATACAATCCTTGAGAATGCAGAAAGGGGATTTACAAAGGATGTAGTACCTGGAGGTACAATATATAGGAATAGTGTCAATGTAGACTGGTGGCAGACTTTAAAGATTTCTTCTGCTGATTACACCAACAGGGTTTCTGCGGCTGGAACTGACAATGATACTATTTTTAGTAATATCTTTTCGTGGGGCAGCATTAAGGAAATTATATTCGGCAACGGAATTTACATATTCAATAGGACATTTATTCCAGCATATTATGCAGCATCTAGGGTGCATATACATGGACAGGGTTGTGGTAATACTTGTCTTTATTTCCCCCAAAGTGAGGGTTTGCTATTCACTAGAGGTGATTTGGGTGAGTCAATCATTGAGGATTTTGCCATACACTCAAACAGGGAATGTATTAAATTTCATATCTACGCATCTAGTGATAGATATAATGCTTGTCATGGGAATAACTTTAAAAGGCTCTTGCTGATTTCTAACGATGGAGAATTTGCCTTTGGTGCAGTATGGAATTATAGTTCATTCTTATATGGCAATAGATTTGAGAAGATAAGATATTGGGTAAAGGAGGATTCTGCTTGTTTCAGCCATTTAGCTGGAGGATTAGGCCATTCTTATTTTGATGTGACAGACACAATTAACGATTTCGCTAAAAATTCATTAGGAAAAAGTTACTCAACGATTTGGGATGCCTGTAGTGGTGTAAATGCCAAATACTGCAATACAGGTGTTGGAATTAAGCATATCTATACATATAAGAATGCTGGAAAGTCCAGCGAATCATTAGGTCTTGATGCGGGTTTGGGTATAGATGGAAAACAGGGTGGCACTCTTACATTCGAAAGTTGCAATTTTGAATCATATTTAGGGGAGTTCATCAAGTATGAAACAGCCTATTTAGACCCAACGATAGAGTTTAAGAATTGCCGTTTTACTACCCATAAATTCGCAGATTTTACCAATAAAGCACATATATCAGTATCTAATCTTAGAGGATTGATAGGGTTTCCGTCGCAAGTATGGGATGATACAGCCCAAGCCTATAATACAAGTATATGTATTGCTGATAGGTTGAATCTTTCCTTACTCGTTGAGGCTGATGTTTCAATGGTAAATCAATCGGGAAATTCCGTAAGTGAAGCCAATGAAAAATTAAATTCATTGCCGTTATATTATGATGGGAAATACCATTACTTTCTAGAACGGAAAAAATATACCATTTCGGATGAAATGATATGCAAATATAAATCTATTAGGATAACCGAATATGATTTCTCGAATCCTCCATCTTCATTGATAAGCAGCATAAAGGGTCTTCCCGAAATTATCAGCTTTAAGAATGCAACCGATTCAAATAATACAGCAACATTAGGACTCGAATGTAATTTGGCTCGTTCTTGGGGCGATATTGCCAACATTGCTCCTGTGGTGCTGGTAAATATGAGCCAATACATAATCACTCTTAAATTGTGGAACAATGGAAGTATCGTAAGATTGATTCCGTTCAAATATGCTATGATAATAGGCAATGGAGTTATATATCCGAATACGGAGATTGAGCAAACGTGGAATGTCAATTTCAATGTTAATGTGGGGGATATTATTGATGGGTTAAAGTGTATTGAAAAAAACAGCGGAATCTATTGTTCTGCTGCAAGGAAAAATAATTGGCCTTTCTCAGTTAATAATACTTTAAGTCCAACATATAATATGTTCGCACATAATGGATATATATACCTGTGCGTGGTTAAAGGTACAACCGCATCAGAAGCACCCGAATACTCTACAACAATCAACACATTAACAACCGATGGTACGGCACAATTCCTTTGTCTTGGAAAGGCTGCAAGATTCATTCGGACAAGTGGTACAACAAGCCAAAGACCAACCTTGGATAGTGCAGATGAAGGAATGGAGTATTATGATAGTACTTTGAAGAAAAAAATTCTTTGGAATGGTATTGCGTGGACAAACTTGGATGGCACATCTTTGGATAGTACATCAACTGAAACTCAAGCAGAATAACTGGCTAAAATCGCCCCCAATTTGAGTGAGTTGTCAAGGATTATTTAACAACTGCCAATAAATGCTTGGATATGAACGGATTGAAATTTTGCCACCTCATGCAAATAAGGGCGAATAAAGTGCAATAGGTAATTGCGGTTATCTTCAATGCACTATAAAAAGTCACGGAAAAGTCACGGAAATATCGAGTACTTCAGCGCATTTCCGTGGAATAGAAAGGGCGAATAAAAAGGCGATATGGAATGGATAATGCTATATATCATCTACCCTCTGTTCACTTTTATGGGTGTGCCGAGGGATGATTATGAGTAAGTTACAACTTGCTCACCTCATTTATAAGGCGAGCAGGAAGGGCGAATAACTTTATAAAACAATTACTATGAATGGAGATTTTATTTTCGGATTTATCCTTGGTGTTGCGCTCACATACATTGTGATGACACCAAAGCATCTGAAAGGTTTCAAGGACTTGATTCTTGGTGTTTGGGAAAGACTGACGAAGAAAGGAGGCAACAAATGAGTTGGGAGACAATTACTCACATCATCTTTTGGGTGTTCTTTGCATTCATTGTGATTGTATTCATTAAGGCCGATGCCTTCCGTCAGTTGGCAATCGGTTTCTGGGAGTCCTTGGTTAGGCTTTGGGAGATATTGAGGTACAGAATTGCTGACCGTGATGCCTATGAAGCTAATAAGGAGCAAAGGGAAGCCGATGAGGCTTATAAAAAGAAACTGAAGGAAAAGAAGTAGTTCCGGGGATTTTGCATTCTAGACTAAAGGGATCCTCAACAGCTTCCTTTTTTTTGTGCAAAGGTAATCCTCCGTGCTAGTTTTGCCGGCTATATGAGAAGCATATAGCAATGAGTATCGACATTAACATACTGGCCGAAGTGCTAGGTGCCGGAGGGGTTGTTTACCTGTTGGCAGATAAGTTCTTCCTAGGGAAGAAGGATAAGGTAGGGATTAATAAGGACGTTCTGGGCAATGGTACCCAGATGGTGGATTTGTACAAACAGATAGATGATATAGTCACCGAGAAGACAAAGCCTCTAGAAGAGAAGATAGACCACCTTACTAATATGCTCAACCAGTGGGGGTGTTACCGTGATCCGTGCGATTCCAGGCTCCATGGTGCGATGGTTCACAAAAGGGAGGCGAAGGAATGAAGCTGGAACTAAGGACGATAGCTGAACGTACCGGATATACCATAGGAAGGCTCTTTGTGGATGGGGTCTACTTCTGCGACACGCTGGAGCCCCAGGTGAGGAACCTGAGCAAGGCCACAAAGGTGCCAGGTAAGACTGCGATACCAGCCGGAACCTACAATGTTCTGATGAACGTATTCTCCAGCAGGTTCGGCAGGCAGAACTTCTACCTTACCTATGCCAACGGAGGAAAGCTGCCGAGACTCTACAATGTTCCCTACTTTGACGGTGTGCTCATCCATTGCGGTAATACTGCAGCAGACACGGAAGGGTGCATCCTGGTAGGTAAGAACAAGGAGGTGGGCAAGGTGCTCGACTCCAGGGAAACTTTCAAGAGACTGTACTCCAAGCTGACGGAGGCATACCGGAGGGGCGACGTGATAACGATAACCGTGAAGAGGAAATCATACTAGCATAATGCGAGAGTTAGTCATAAGGTTTTTTAGGTTAATAATTGTTTTGTGTACCATTCTGGCCCTGGCATCATGCGCCAGCCGGAAAGTCGTGGAGCAGTCAGCCGTGAGGCTGGTTGACTCCATAAGGTATGAAGTCCGGTATGTGGACTCCGTAAGGTACCAGACGGTAAGAAGGGATTCAGTCTACCTGCGTGACTCCATAGTGGTGCAGATAGACTCCACCGGAAGAACCACTGACAGATGGCATGTGGTATATAAGTATGTGGCCGATGATACACTTTTGGAGTCCTACAGGGCCAAGATTGACTCCATGGCTTCCATCAGCCGAAAGGACTCCATCGTCACCAAGATAATAACGAAGGAGCCGACAAAATTCCAGAAGTTTCGTATGGATGCCTTCTGGATCATGTCGGGCCTCATCATGATATTACTATTTTTCCTGGTAAAGCGTTTTTCATAGTATTAGATTTAAAGGTTATGTATTTAGATTTCTTCGGGCAGGTTCTGCAGTGATGCAGGGCCTGTTCTTTTTATGCCAGCGACAGCCTCAGCTTCTTACGGCTGACTATGCAGTCTATGACCTTACGGTTGGCTGCATCCACTTTTCTCTGGTCATAGTCGATATAGATGGAAGTGATGCGTGAGCCTATCTCGTGACCAAGTGCGGCAGATATTGTCTCTTTGGGTATCTCCAGCTCTGCTGCAAGGGTTGCCCAGGTGTGGCGTGCCCAGTAACTGGTAAGATAGGGAAAAAGCGGAGCGGTGGTAGGCGAACCGTTCCCTCCCTTTCCGGATACAGGCCCCATGCGCTTCAGCCCCTCGTTCAGTCTTCGGGTGTAGTCGTGCAGTGTCTTGTATCTGTCCATGGAGGCCAAAAGATGGTTTTTCCCCTGACCTATGCGCTTCATCAGCGCCAGTGCTTCAGGCTCCACCTTGATGGAGTAGAGCCTTCCTGTCTTCTTTCGCTTGTATTCCAGCCTCCCGTTCACTACCTTCGTATCAGGGCTCCAGAGGTCTGCAAGGTTTATTCCGATGAGATAGATGATGAGCATGAACGTATCCCGGTATTCCTCCATGTGGCCCCAGTCCATCTCCAGGTTCCTGATCATCCTCACGTCTTCCAGACTGAGGCTCCGGTGGCGTGTAGGCTCTCTCTTAATCTTGAACTTTCGGAAAGGGTAGGAGGTGGTCAGTTCCTCATCCAGTGCGAAGTTGAACACGGCCCTGATGTTCCTCATGTGGATGGCACGTCCGTTGGCAGAGCCACCCATCCACTTGTCCAGCCTCATCAGCCAGTCCGGTGTGATGTCTTCCAGCATCACGTCCCTCATGTCGGTATATCTCTCCAGCTTCCGCATGGTCACCTCATATAATTCGTGCGTGCGCCCGTGATGCCTTTCATTAAATCTCCTGGCAATATCCATAAAGGTGCCCTCCCTGGGTGCCTCCCTTCCCGTGAGGGCAGCCCTGAGAGCCTTGAGGTCACGGAGCATCGTCTTCCACTTTCCGGTGTTCTTCCATTCCAGGATCTGCGCATCGGAGCGAAGTAGCATCCCTTCCAGGAAGGAGTTCAGCATCTTTGCCCTGGGATGGCCGGTGACCTTCCCGTTCCTGAACTGTTCCTTCTTCAGGGATATGCCGGTGGATACGTACATCCTTGCATCAGGGACGTACATCTTGACTGGGTACTCGTCTAAAGAGCGTGGTGACCTGCAGTCCATTTTCATAGTACATCTTTTCATTTGCAACAAATTTGCAACAAAACATAGACAAAAAAGGACAAAAAAGGACAAGAAAGGACAAGAAATAGGGCCAATTTTCGACCATTTTTCTTTCCCATATTGTTCTAAATGCTTGAAAATCACTGATTATCTTCAAGTCGGGGTGAGCAGACTCGAACTGCCGACCCCACGCCCCCCAGACGTGCCCATTGTTTTGTAATTGGTTAATAATCATTTTGTTAAAAGTACCTCTATTTTTTCTTGCAACAAATTTGCAACAATTCCGATATCTTTACAATATAGATTAGGTATTTACCTCTTCTTCAGTGCTGCGACCTCTGCACACTTCTCATCGTACATCTTCTGCAGCATGGAGTACTTCACATGGAGCTCCTGGAGCTCTGTCATGAAGTCCCCGAAAGCCTTCTTCATGTTATCTTCGTCAAACACCTCGCCCTTACCACGGAGGAGCCATTCTGCAGATAAGTCAGGAAATCTGTCCAATATAATTAAGATGGTATCCAAACTGATTGAAACATTCTTGTTCAGTTGTCTTGAAAGCCTAAGCTGCAGCGCAGAATCACCGCCGGAGAATGAATTAACAGTTTGGTTCTTATTTTTTAGTATTTCTTTAATTCGTTGTCTAACAGCATTTTCCATAGTTTTCCAATTTAGAATATTTCAAAATAATTATTTTTATCTAAAATTTCAGTCTAAAAAGATTGGCATTTAATCTAAAATGACTATCTTTGCATCAGTTAATTAATAAAGAAATTAAGTTCAATGCAAATATAAATCATTCCGGACTGATTTCCAAATAAAAGAAGAAAAAATGGGAAGAACGAAGACAATAAAGACTGACAGACTGACCAGGGATATGGTCAGGGACATCCAGCTGGGTGAGTCCGTAATCTACGTATTGCCATCATATTCGGCAATAGAGAGTGCTAAGGTCACTCTCTCACACATGAAGAAGATTACAGGCTCTAACTTTACGTGCAACCTTACAGGCGAGAACATCATAACCGTAACACGCCATGAGTAACGAACCTCCAAGAGTGAGCCCTACCGGAAGATACTCCGTGAAGGAGACCTGCAGCCATCTGCAGATTCACCGGCACACGCTGGCCAAGTATGTCCAGCTGGGCCTCATCAAGGAGGGCAGGAGCCTGAGAAACGGCAGACCATTTTACACAGGTAGCGAAATTCTAAAACTTTACAACAGATAATTACCATGAAGAAACTTATATTCATATTCTGCATTCTGATAGCAGCACTCTGGCATGTAGCCGAGAGAAGAGAACATGCTGAGAACGTGATCCTGCAGATGAGCCAGGAAGAGTTTGACAAAATCCGGGATACCCTGGGCGATGAGGCTAACTTCATTCAGATTGCAGACTACTATGAGCAGAACAGACGGTAATATTATCGACGTTACCAAGGATAATGTTTTCAACTGCAGGTGTTGTTCAGCATGCGAAGACCGCCTTTATAATGGGTGCAATCCTAAGAACTTTATATGCTGTAATAAATTTTTAACCCATTTCATGAAGCAGGCACGAAGAAACCACAAGCTCTACAGGCTTCATGGGGACGGGATAGTGATAACCATTTCTAAAGAGCTATTATCGCTATGAATAAAGTATATTGTATCCATTATTTATTGATGCTATTGTGGCGAAGGAAAAACCCCTCACAAGAGCATAGAAAAAACCTAAAGGCTTTATTTGCCCAAGCAGGGGTTGAGCATATTCCTTATAAATTTTACAGACCTTATATTTCAAAGAATACCCAACCTTCATGGAGGGACGCTGAGGAACTTTGTGGGTTTATATTTCTAAGAACAAGAAATGCAGAAGAAGATGCACACGTTCTTGATTTCCCCAGCATACCTCCGAATGTGGTGATGACCATAGACCAAGTGAAAGAATTGTATAGACCCTACATAGAAGAATCTATTGCCTTCCTAAAGAACCAAGGGTATGTGATATTTAAAAAAATATGATTATGGAAATGATTGTTGAAAAATATGAATATTTGATTTATAGTTTCTGTGAATTTAAGGATCCAGAACGCGAATTAAGAATAGACCTTAACTCTTTAGATGAAAAAGGCTATTATCATGGTTATACAATATTTGGCAGTTCTGTTTTAGAAGTTAGAGTCCCTGGGCGTGAAGAACTCATTTTCCCTGACATCGAACATCTTTATTTTGCAGCCAT